TGACGGCCGCGAGGACTGCGATGTGGGATGCGTAGGGATCAACCGGCATGGTCTGGTCCTCGTCCGGGATGCCACTGGTGGAGGAAGCCTTCGACCGGCTCGCGGACCGCGAGTCGGCGCTCGACGAACCATCGCCAAAACTTCGTGTCCTCGCCGCCCCATCTGGACTGTTCCGGAAATTTGCCGGCGAGCGTCCATTGTTCGCGTGTACAGAAGCTGTTTCCAGTTCCAATGCCAGGCGTACGCTCTTTTCCGTCCTGACTCAGCCGCTCGTACCCCGGGAAGAATGCTTTTCCTTCGCCCAACAACTGAATGCCCCGGCGGATGCCCCCTGGGACGACGAGCATATCGGCATCCAGGAAGAACAACCAATCGCCTTGTGCCGCCTCGGCCGCAACATTGCGGCCGAGGCCACGGCTGAATGGACGGGTAGTGCGGATCGTCTTGACGGGGATCGTGCAGATAGAAGGCAGCCAGTGCGCAAGCGGCGCTTCTGGTGCCGTGGACGGCCATTCACAGACGACCAGCTCGGCTTGTTGATTGCACTCGCCCAGCGACCTGCAGAGCGAATCCACGCACCGGGCAAAAACCTTGATGCGGTTGCGATGGCAGACACAGACGCTGAGCAATGGCATTGGCAGGCTCCCCACGGTTCAGGTGATGGGGCAGATACGCAGATCCGCCCCGTCGGTAGGTTTGCAGTGAGGGGAGTCGGTTGGTATTGCCCGGCTCCCCCCGTAGTGCCGCGCTGTAGGCGGCTATCCCATCACTACGATCCGAGTAGCGGGATGGTGTACCAGGTCGTGGCATCGTAGGCAACATAGAACGCCGCGGTGCTGGCCGCCAGCGTATCGTTGCTGTTGGCGGCCACGGCATTGATCGCGTCGTCGGTGTTCGGCCACACCTTCAGGATGGCGGCCACGTTGTTTTTCACGATACAGACCAGGCCGGCGGCGGCCGCCGGCAATTTGACGCCCTTGGTGGCGTCGGCTGCGGTGACCAGCGTGAAGCCCGTGGTGATCGGCGCCGCATCACTCTGATTGCTACCGGTCGCGGCAACCGTGGCCGTGGGGATGGTCAGCATCACACCTATCGAAATGGATGCGGTATTGACGTCGCCAATAGCAATGGGGCCATCGGTGCCACTGCCGTCCTTGGCTCCACCACGCAGCGTAAGAGGACCACCGTTGGCGTTGCCGGCGGTGCCGGCACCGCCGGCAATCACAACGCCACCGGCCGTGCCGGTCGCCTCTGGTTTACCGTTGATGCCGAGCGAACTGTCGCTGCCGGTGATATCGAGGGCCGTCACGTTGCCGGCGATCGTCGTCGTACGCATGGCGGCGGTGAGCTTGACGCGCACGGTGGTGTCGCCCGTGGCCGCGTCCTTGACGACGACACCCATCAGATACGCGCCTGCGGCCGTGCTCGTGGCCGCTCCGGTCGCCGAGCCGCCAACCGGTGTGCCCGTGGTATTCCAGTAGACGGCATCGCCCGCGGTGAAGCTCGAGCCGTCCTTGAGCACGTCGAACACGCCCTCGGCCGCGAGGGCGCCGAGCGCGTCCGCCTCGATGTCGTTCTTTGCAATGAACGGAATGCTGCCGAGGACGACGACGTCCCCGGCATTGACGTCGGCCGCCGGCGTGTAATCGATGGCCACGCCGTCCTTCACGAATGTCGCTTCGAAGGTCATGTGATGCTCCTAACAGGAAGTGAACGTGAAAACGTTGAGTACTCGAATCAGGGAAATCGCCGCCCGGCGGAATCACGCACACCGGACGACGATGGGGGGCATCTTCGACTACGCGCCGGCCATCTTGATGGCGCCGCGATGGTCCTGCTCCTTCACGCCGAAGTCGATGTAGCCGCGGAACTGCACGCCCAGCACGTTGAAGTCCGCATCGGCTCGCTCGACGGTCGGCCGGTCCACGCCGTTGAGAAACCCGACCTCGAACGCCGGCAGCCGGTTCGGATCGGCCAGCAGATACCACGCCGTCGAGCTGTGGCCGGTGAAGCTGCTGTTCGAGAGGTAGCTGGAGCTGACCACCTCGAACTTCCCAACGTGCGGGTTGCTGTTCGGCTTCGGCTTGTTGGCCGTGGTCGTCTCGTTGACCACCGTGTCCTTGTAGAGCTGCTGGGCTACCACCTTGAGCGCGGTGGGCACGAGGATCACGCTCGGCATGATCCCGAGCGGGCGGCCGTTTGGCTTGGTCTGATCCGCGAAGAGCACCTCGGCGGCGGTCAGGCCGTCGACCGACAGGGCGCTGCCCGCACCCGATGCGTAGTTGGCGTGATCGGTCGAGAAGAAATCGAAGCCGTCGGCCAGCGTGGGATTGGAGAGTACCAGCGTCCATACGGCATCGGCGATGGCCTCGGCCGCGCCCATCCCGATCTGCCGGGGGATGTCCGCCAGCGCGCCCATGTCATCGTTGATGATCATCTGGCGCGTCAGTGCGAACATGATCCCGTGCGTGTCCGCCTGCTGCGTGAACGTCTGCTCGCTCACCGTGCCGTGCTGCAGCTCGCCATCAGCGGCAACCTTCTGGAACTTGAAGCTCCCGGTCAGCCGGTAGCGGGTATGCTGCTTGAAGTCGTTGACGCTCGCGATCCGGCAGACACGCCGCCACGAGTCCTCCACGTACAGGAAGCCCTCGAGCAGCATCTTGTTCGCGAGGTTCGCCAGGATCCCGGAGAGGCTGACCGTGCTGAATGCGGCACGGAGCCAGCCGTCGCTGTCGCGTGTGAAACGCGGCAGCCGCTGCCCGCAGGCCAGCTCGCCCAGCTCCTGGATGCCGATCCCGCGGAACTTGTGGGCCGCGTCGAGCACCGGGGATGCGAAGAGCTTTTCCAACCGCGAGGACGGCAGGACCGACATCAGAGCGGCCGCCTCGAGCACGGTCGGCCCACTCACGTTCTGCGGGACCTGGATCGCCGGGGCTGCGGGCCGGCTCGCGAGCAGGACCTCGACCCTGGTCTCCTTCTCGCTCCAACCCTCGGCGATGGCCTTCGCCTCGATCTCGGAGTGCTTACCGCCGCAGGCCTTGTGAATCGCTTCGATGCGAAGCACCTCGGCGGATTCCGCCTTGCGCCGCTCCGCGATCGTGTCGGGAGCCGCGGCGGCAACCTCGACCACCGGCGGCTTCGCGGGCTCTGTGGCCGGAGGAGCGGGCGGATCCGTCAGCTTCTCGGGAGCCTTGGCCTGCACCTGTTCCGCGTCGAACTTCGCATGCAGCGTCTTCTTCTCGTCGTCGCTCAGCTTCGCATCGTCAATGCCCTGAGCCTTCAGCCATTCGGCAAAAGTCTTCATTTCCGTTTTCTCCTGTAGTCTATTCGCGGCGACGCTGGCCGATGTCTTGCCGTCGGCACCCTCGCCCACGAACGAAATTTCTCTCAATACTGATTTCCGAATCACATACAGCGGCCCCGGGAATGCGATGCCGTTGACGGTTACCTTAATTCCTTCAGCCACCAATTCACGCTCGATCACCTGGGCGCCGATGCTCGCCTGCCACGGGAAACCATTCAGCGCGCTCTCGGCCACGTCACGAGCCCACGATGTTGCCCTGCTGACCCGACCCTCCGCGGATATCTGCTTGTCATCGATCTTCACTGCCGTCGTATGGCCGACGCCCTGCCACGGAAGGTGCTCGAGATAGCAGGGAATCTCCTGCCGCTCGACGCTGATCCCCTGCAGGTCCACAACGACTGGGTGATCGTAGTATCCGATTTGCATCTGTCCGCCAGTATAGGCGACCAGCGAAAAGCGCGGGACTTTCCGCCCATCCGCATCGGCCGCCGCCTGGATCTCCATCCGCGCCGGCTGAAACGCCATCAGCGTGTCGTCATGGGAAGCACTCGCCCCCATGTGCTCATTCCATTGCGTGTGACAAATGGCCATGCGCTGGCCCTTGCTCGGAAATTCATCATTCATCACCTTGTCGCCCATGCAGCGGTTCATGAAATCATCTTGCGTTTCGTTCTTGCGTGGCTTCGGCATCGGCATGGTCAATCCTCATCGTCTTCTTTGTCTGTGGGACTTTGGGCTGGCGCAGGTTCACCGAACATAATCCCGAATTCCTTCTCAAGGTTCTTGATCTCCGCCTTCTCGATGGCCCGCTGGCGAAGCTTCTTCTGCCAGTCGTTGCCCTGGCGACCGTGCTCGTCGGCGAGCGTCGTCGTGTTGTTCTTGAGCCGCGCCTCCTGGGCCTTTGCTTCCTTCAGCGGATCGACGTGCTCCGTGCCGTCCCAGAACCACGTGTGCGGCACCCGCCCCGACAGCAGTGCCAGGTCGCGCACCAGTGCTTCCCGCAGCCACGCCGACTGGATGCGGTCGACCACCCACTCCTCGCCGTCGTCCTGCTCCACGCGCTTGGCCTTGAAGTATCCC